TGGCAACACAATGGACTACATTCCCTATGGAGTTCAAAGGTGGGTTAATCTCCAACCTTACTCCACTACAACAGGGTACTAATGCTGTAGGCTCTGCTACTATATTACAGAACTTTGAGTCTGATAGAGAGGGGGGCTACAGTAAACTAAAAGGATATGACAAGTTTAGTACCACTAAAGTTCCAGGTGGTGGCGAAGTTCTTGCTATGAAAGTTGTATCTTCTGGCAGAGTTGTAACAGCTAGGAAGATGGACACTGCTACTGTAACGGAATACCAGACAGCTACATCTACTGTTAATGGTGCAGTATCTAGTGCTACAGCAGTGGCTCTTGATAACAACACAGCTACATCTGTAGTAAATGGTGCTATCACTAATAAAACTACAGTTGCCTTAGATAAAGTACGTCTTTTTACAGCAGTAACAGGTGCTACTTCTCTAGCTGGTGCAAGTGCTACGTTCAATGTAACAAATACAAATGGTACATATACAGCAGCAATAAATGCAGCAGGTACAGGCTTTAAGGTTAACGAGACAGTAACAGTACTAGGTGCAAACTTAGGTGGTGCTACTGCAGCAAACAACGCAACCGTTACAGTTACTTCTGTTGGTTCTAGTGTTGCTACGTATACTAATCCAACGCAATCTGCTTATGGTGGTTCTGGTAGTAGTGCTACATTCAATGTAATTAAAACAGGTACTACGTATACCGTAGCTATTACTGCAGCAGGTTCAGGTTATACAGCTAGTGAAACAATTAAAGTAGTTGGTACACAATTAAATGGTGCTACTACAGCTAATGATGCAACCATAACAATAACTGGAGTAGATGGATCAGGCGGTATTACAGCAGTTACGATAGCAGGTACAGGTTTAGCAGAAGGGCCAGTCACAGGTGTTAGCATTGCTGGTACTGGTGTCAGCTTTACTGGAACTATTACTAAGGGCATGGTTGTAACAGGTACTGGTATCTCTGGCACTGTAACAGTAAAAACAGTAACAAGCCAGAATAGTATTATACTAGATACATCAGTATCTCTAGCAGATGATGTTGTACTTAGTTTTATTACTAACATAAAAGCTGGTATGTTTGTTACAGGCACAGGTATATCTGGTGTTGTAAAAGTTGCCTCCTTATCAAATCAAAACAACATTGTACTTGACTCATCCCAATCTATATCTAACAATACTGTTCTTACCTTTGGTACGTTTCATTCTACTCAGGTTAACAAAACATTATACTTTCATGGTACAGGAACTACTTGGTCACACATAGGTACAAGCTCTTCTACAAACACACTAAAGAATAGGTACGCATCCTTTAATTTTACACAAGAAGACAAAACAATATTTGTTGATAGTAAAAGCTTTCCAGTTATATTTAATGCCAGTGGAAGTACTATAACAGCTTTAACCTCATCAAACAGTTCAGATGTACAGGGTGCAGAGAATGTTGCAGTATTCAAGAACCATGCTTTCTACTCCAAGGGTAGTAAGATATTCTTTACAGCACCTAACACAGTAGATGACTTTGCTACAGGTAATGGTGCTGGTACAATAAATGTAGGCTTTGATGTTACAGGTATGATAGGCTTTCGTGAACAGCTTATCATCTTTACTACAGACACAATCAAGAAACTTGTAGGTAGTACTTCATCTGACTTTAAGTTAGAACCTATCACAGATAGAATAGGTTGTATTAACCCAGATAGCATACAGGAATTTGGTGGTGACATAGCTTACCTATCTCCTGATGGCATACGTTTACTTAGTGCTACTGATCGTATTGGTGACTTGGCTCTTGACATTGCATCTGACCCAATTTATAAAGACGCTAACGAGTTTATTTCACAAACAGATGTGTTTTGTTCTGTACTAGTTAGAGGTAAATCCCAGTATAGACTCTTTGCATATATACCTACAGTACAGGCAGGTAGTGCTTCAGGTCTGATAGCAACTAAATTTGTAGCCCAAGGTGGTAGTGGTATAGCTTGGTCCAGAACTAAAGGATTAAAAGTAAACGTAGCAGATAGTACATACTCAGGCGCACAAGAAACTATTATGTTTGGTAATGATGATGGCTTTTGTTACAGGATGGATTCAGGTAACTCTTTTGACGGTAGTGCTATAGAGTCAATATATGAATCACCATTTATGCCAATTACAGATCCACAGATACGTAAGACTATGTACAAACTTACCCTGTACGCACAGCCAACAGGCACAATGAATGTAGATGTTAACTTTAAGATAGACTTTGATGCAGGTAATGATCCAAGTGTTATACAACCTCCAACTATATCCGTGTCTTCTTCAGCAGCAGGTGGTGGCATAAGTTTGTTTGGTGCATCTACTTCAGTATATGGTGGTTCAAGTGTTACTTATGGTGGTGTACTAGATCAGATATACAAACAAAACTTAGTAGGGTCATTTAAAACAATAGCAATGCGTATTACAGATAACTCAACAAATCCAACCTTTACTCTTGACACAGCAGTGCTTGAGTATAGACAACATGATAGGCAGTAACAATGGCAGGTTATACAAGACAGGCAGCAGCTAATATTACCACAGGAAGTGTTATTGACGCTGATGATTTTAATGATGAGTACAATCAGGTACAGTCAGCATTCAATGCTAGTACTGGTCACACCCACGATGGCACTGCAGCAGAAGGTGCAGCTATTGAAAAGATAGGTCCATCACAAGACATAGTAGCTACAGCATCAGTGCTTAGACCAAAAACAACTAACGCAATAGACTTAGGCACAACATCACTACAGTACAAAGATGCTTTCTTTGATGGCACAGTAAAAACAGATACACTTACTGTAGATGAGAATGCTGCAATAGCAGGTAACCTAAGTGTAGCAGGTAACTTAACAGGAAGTGGTGTTACTAGTGGTGCAAGAGCATCCGTATCTGCAGGTTCTGGTATATCTTACAACAATGGTACTGGTGTTATTACCTGTACTATTGATACACCTGCAGAAGTAGGGCTAGGCAACCTATCAAACAATGGTAACAATTTATCTGGTAGCTTTACTGCAACAGGTAACGTAACAGCTTTCTCAGATGAAAGACTAAAAGAAAACGTTGAAACTATTGAAGGTGCGCTAGACAAAGTGTCACAGATGCGTGGGGTAACCTACAACTACAAAAGTGAACTAAATGATGGTCAGCGTGGCACAGGTGTTATAGCTCAAGAGATGCAACAAGTTATGCCAGAGGTTGTAGAAGAGGGTGAGTACTTATCTGTAGCATATGGTAATATAGTAGGTGTGCTTATAGAAGCTGTAAAAGAATTAAAAGAAGAACTAAATAAGTGTAAGTGTAAAAAGTGTGAGTGTGAGTAATGGCTCTCCAAGGTAGTGGCGCTATAAGTTTAGATGACATGCACGTAGAAGTGGGTGGTACTAGTGGTACTACCTGTTCTTTAAATGATGCTGACATTCGTGCATTGATAGATGTAGGAGATAGTGGGCAGCAAAGTATACAACAGTACTATGGTCAGTCTTCTGAGACAAGCTTACCTACTGGTGGTAGTCAGATCAACGGACAAGTACAACTAAAAGAAATTACTGCATCAAGTTACATATCGTCTGGTGGTACACTACGTATACCTTCTAATATGTGGGTGTGGTCAGATAGTACATCAACCCCAGCGTTAACAATAGATATAGCTTGTACCGTTATAAATGATGGTAAAATTATTGGTAAAGGTGGGATTGGTGGTTACTATCCCGGTCTTGGTAGGGGTGTAGGAGGCCCAGCTATTAACGTAACAGCCTCTGGAGTTACTATAACTAATAGTTCTGGTGCTTACATTGCAGGTGGCGGTGGCGGTGGTGCTAATGCTCAGGATGGTGGTGACCCACAAGACCATAATGGCGGCGGCGGTGGTGGTGCTGGCGGCGGTATTGGTGGTAAAGGTCTTGATTCATACCCATTTAGTCCCGGTGGTGTTCTTAACGCTGTAGGAGATAATGGAAAACACCCTAATGGAACTACAGTAATTACTAATGGGGGAGGTGCTGGTGGTGGCTGTGGTGGTGAATTTGCTTATCCAGGAGGTGGTGGTGGGCGTATACTTCCAGGCGTAGGTGGACGTTTCTACTCTGTTGCATCAGGTCTTAATTGGGGATCAGGTGGTTCAGCAGGTAACGCAGGATATGGCCCTAACTCTACTTATCCAGGACAGACTACTGGAGGGGGAGGTGGTGGATGGGGGGCATCAGGAGGCAATGGTGCTGGAGGAGCTTACCCATATAATATAGGGGCTACTGGAGGAGCAGCAATTTCAGGAACCTCAAGGACACTAAGTAATAGTGGTACAATATACGGATCAACATAATGAGTAGATACTTTTACGCAACGATACCATACAAAACTGTAACGGATGTTGAGGCTGCAGTTAGAAACATGAAAGATACATTAGATAATAAGCCTACTACTTGGTGTGTTGTAAAGCCTATGATAAACCCTAAAACAATACATCTATCTACTGGTGATGTAATTGGTTGGGAAACAGGTGATCCTTTAAATGATGCACAAATAAAAGCATTGAGTGACGCTGACACTGTATATAATGTGTATGCAATTCAAGGTGGTGATAACTTTACTGAAGTAGCAGAAAAAGATGTATCTACAAAAGTAAATGACATGAGAAAAATCTATGCTAACTGGGCAGTAGTAGAATCTTATTTTGACTCTCAAGAAACTAAATTTATAAATATAACAAACGAGGACATGTCTGGTTATGTCTAACATCACACCAGAAGAATTAGAAGCTATGCTAGATCGTGCAGCAAAGCGTGGGGCTAAGATGGCATTGCGTGAAGTAGGACTACACGATGATGATGCTCGTAAAGACATAACAGAGATGCGTAACTTACTAGAAGCATGGCGTGATACACGTAAAGGTGTGTGGTCAACTATGGTTAAGATGTCAACAGTAGCAGTAATAACA